ATGCATGAATCACGGCAAGAGGAATATCAATAAGTAATGTATAGGGTAACAGCATACTTTAAAAATCATAAGGTTGTTGAGAAGTTCTATGACTTATATGATGCAATAGATTTTAGAGATAGTGCAGATGCTAACTATCCTAAAGAAGTAAAATTTGAAAAGGTAAAAGATATGAGAGAATGGGTATATAATTGTTGGAACGTGGTAATGAACCACGAAAAGAATCCATTGAGTGTAATACCAGATTTTAGTACACGACACATGATTATGCAAGTATTGGCATGGATGTGGTGTATAGTATTCGGTATTATTGTCGGTAGTATGTATGCTGGTGTATTCAGTATGGTACTTCACACATTAACACTTGGTGCAATTGCAATTACGGTTGCAACATTTGAAACAGCAAAACGCCGTCCACATTACTTTGGTGGATTTGGTAGAGGAAAGGGTGGAGAACACGAATAATGGTTAAGAAAATAGAAACAGTGTTGAAAAAAGTCGAGGTTACTTATATTGAGGAAATCGACCACGATGACGTTGATAAGCCTAGAAAGATTAAGGTTGTTACTGAAACAACTCAATGGTTTCCTGCTTCATCATTGACACATAAAAATCCTATTAAATCGTATACTAGTGAATACCTCTAAATAGGTGTATGAAGGCGGTGAAAATTTTATATGATGGTAGTCAAGAAAATAGATTACAGAGTAGCGACACTATTCGTACAGGAACGTCACTATAGTCCAGTAATGCCGAAACTAACTAAGCATCACTTAGGAGCATATGTTGATGAAGAATTAGTTGGAGTATTAACTTTGGGTTGGGGAACTAATCCAATGGGTACTATCAAGAAGATGTTTCCTACTCTCACTACTGCTGATTATTATGAAATAGGTAAAATGTGTATGGACGAAAAGATGCCTAGAAACAGTGAATCACAAATGCAAAGTCTCACTATTCAGTGGATGAAAAAGAATACACCAAACATAAAATACCTATACACATGGGCAGATGGTATCGTGGGTAAGCCAGGATATGTTTATCAAGCCGCAAACTTTCTATATGGTGGTTTCATATGGAGTGATGTATATGTTACAGATGAAGGTGAAAAGGTACATTTCAGAACCATTCAGCGTAAGATGAAAAAAGAAATGAATAGACATGATACGAAGTACGGCCCAAGACCATCTGATGCAAAGATGGGCGAACTTGGGTTTTCTCGTGTTTGGGGTAAACAGTTCAGATACATTTACCCTCTCAACAAAAAAGCAAGGAAGTTCTTAAAACAATCTACAATGGATTGGACACTATCCTATCCAAAAGATGGTGATTTGCAATGGAAGATAAAACGCCCAGGCGAGACAGAATATCTCTTGACAAACACCCTACCTTATGTGTATAATGGTGGAAACGTAAACCACAATGCAAGTAATGTAAATAAGATTGCTGATAAGCATGGAACTGCAACACTAGAAGGATTTTTTTAATGTTAAAAGAAATGATAACAAAAAGTACATTCAAGACAGAAAGTGTCGGAGTGTATGATTTGTCTGAATTTGAAAAGAATGGTGATTTTAGTCATCAAGTGTTAATTGATGAAATACTTGCACAAGGTGATAGAATTGGATATGAATCAAACGTCAAAGCACCTATGACTGAATGGAATATGTGCTTACATAGTAAAGAGTTTGGTAAACTTGCACAACTAGTTGTTAGAGAAGGTGTTATTCCTTTTCTTGGGTCAAACTATATGAATATAGATGATATCAAAAAACAAACATATGCAGTTGTTGATATGTGGGGTGCAGAGTATCGTGGTAATGGTGAGGACTTTACACAACCACACGACCATCGTGCATCCTTTTGTTCTTTCTCTTATTACATTCAAACACCAAAAGGGTGTCCACCATTAATATTTGATGAGTTGAATATTGCAATCGACCCAACACCAGGCATGTTAGTATGTTTCAAAGGTGATAACAAACACAGTGTACCAAAAGCAAAACATGAAGGTTCTCGTATTATGATTGCTGGTAATACAGCAGTTACAAATCCAGATGATGTAATGATAGAAGTGTTGAGAAGTAAAGGATATGAAGTAAATGAGCCAGTATCAAATACATAAACTTTTTGCAACACCTCTTTTCGTACATGATGACATTACAACGACAGAAGAGCAACGTGATTTTGTGTACAATACAGAATGGTATCGTCCCCCAGCAGATAATGGTTTGTTGACAAAGAGTACATATCTCTTAGATGAAGATGTTATGAAAACATTTAAAGACAAGGTTATGAAGTGTGTTGACTTATATGCACAAAAGGAATTAGGACTGTATGAAGAGATGACATTTCGTATGACAAATTCTTGGGCAGTCAAACACGAAACAGGTGATTGGGGACAGTCACACATACACACAAATTCAGTACTTTCTGGTGTCTACTATATGGACACTAATGAAGAGACAGGTAATATCTCTTTTCACAGAGGTATAAAAGACCATGTATTACCACTAACAGCACGCCCAGGCAAATACACCAAACGGAACGAATTCAACACAGATGTGCATCATGTGGATAGTATAACAAATAGACTTGTTTTATTCCCATCTGATTTAAATCATTCTGTGGGCGAAAACAAAAGTAAATGGGATAGGTATTCTATTGCATTTAACTTCTTTCCTAAAGGAACATGGGGTGCAGACGAACACGAGTTAATTTTATGAGTGATGATGACAAAACAGTAATTTCGATAGTAGATGCATCGAAGGGTAGAGTAGAAGAACACGATACATTTATAGTAACACATACGACTATGACAAAAGGCCCTAATGTTGCAGTCTTTACAAATAGGGATAAGGGTGTAGGAAGTGGTAAGTATAACGAACCAGTGTGTGTCAATCCAAGACACATTCTTGCAGTCTATCCAGCGAATGCAAAACAAGAACATCCATACACTGCAATACAGATGATTACAGGTGAATGGGTATATGTAAAAGAAGACCTACAAACGGTTGTGGGAAGGTTAAATTCAGATTACAAATAAGGAGAAAGATATGAACGTATTACATCGTATAGAAGTGCTAACGAAGAAACACAAGGAACTACATGATAGGGTTGAGTGTGCAGAAGCAGAGAAAGTATCAGATGAATTCCTTAAAGGTATGAAGATAGAAAAACTTAAATTAAAAGATGAGATTGAACGTCTAGAATCTGGATGGGCAGGACAAGATGGGGGGTTGGAGTATTTTGGGTAAGAAGTATATACATGTCAATCAACACAAGATAAGGGCGAATAAGAAACATGGAACAGACGAACCAGTTATCACTATCAAAGAAGGTAAATCAAACACCTATTGTCACGAGGTGCGAATTCTTGGAGACAGTACTGTTAGGTATGGGGGGAGTGACAAGCCTATCCTTTCTTGCGGCGCTCGTGTTGTCATAGAAACAGAAGGTGAAGTTCAAGTAATACGATGATTGTGTACCGATTTCAAAACCTCAAAACAGGGGTTGTCTACGAAGATGTTCTAAGAACAAGGGATATCAAGAAACTACTAGATAATAAGAATATCAAACTCGTACCGATAAGAGAGGTTTCCCATGGCAAAACCAAATAACAACTTTCATCTATCCGTAAGGGATATAGACTTAATAGAGGTTGCATTACGCAATCTACCCTCAACAGATAATGTACTAGACTTGCTAGGAAGATTACATCATCAAAAAACATGGTATGGTAAACAAGCAAACGGAGAACCCTATGTCAGTGGATAAAGGTAAAGAATACAAGGTTACATGGACAGGTAAGAAATCTGACCCCGAACCGCAACGATATTATGATTGGATGTTATGGAAGATGCGACAAGTTGACAATGAGGAGACAATGATGCAAGAACGCAACAAAGTCACAGTTACAAAGACAGTACATATACAGGAGTTCCCTACAGATGTATTAGTAGGAGAGTTATATAACCGTATATATGATAGTATACACGATGAAGAACCTCGCAGTGACCGCTTTTTAGAGAGTCTAGGTGAATACGAAAAGGACGACCTAAGACAAGCATTAACGAACCTCGTGGATAACCTATAGAAAGGCCTATGAATGTTACAATCATACATAGACTACTGGAAAGAACATGAACCCTCACCAGTAGGACTTTCATATGTTAATCGGAGATGGTATATACTATACTGTGATGGAACAAGTAAGAAGGTATCCGTATTATGGAATATAGTGCCTCATAAGATACGTTCACATCATCTATACTGGAAGAAGAGAGTACACTATAAGAGTGGAGACTTCTCTGAACTAGAACGACAGAGAAAGAATAGACAATGAATGATAAAGATATCAAACTATTACTATGGTGTTTAGTTGCTGTAGTGGTAGGAATAGTGATGACGATAGGTATAATAGGTGTATGGGAAGGGGTTTATAACCTACTGCGGAACTAAATTCCCATAATATCCCAAATATACCCACAAATACCCAATTAAAAGAAAGCCTTAAATAAATGCCTAAACGCTAGATAGTTTGGGGATTAAAGTCTGCTATTGACCGACTGACCAGATTTTTTGGCAGAGCAATCTTAAATTATATCACAGATTTTGGCGGCTGTCAAGGCCTTTCGCTAATATTTCATAGGTATTTTCCCAGTTTCATAGACCCATTATACCATACTTCTCAGCCGGTGTCAAGGCGTATCTTGGCGAGCCGCCTAACCCAGTGGGTTAGTTGACCTTTCATTATACCATACTATTAATCTGTTGTCAAGGCCAAAGTTTTTTGGCGGCAGCGACCAAACCCTTGACCAGCAAGGGTTAGCGAGGATGGCCTAATTAATTTATTTCGGCTTAGGGCCTTGACTTTTGTTATGAAAACATGTATAATAGTATTATAAACAATGAGAGAGGAACTTTAAATTATGGCTTACATTTCACAAGACGAGAAGAAAGAACTTGCGCCCGGCATCAAAGCGGTACTAAAGAAGTACGGTATGAAGGGTTCTATCGGTATCAACCACTATAGTAGTTTGGTTGTAAACGTGCAGAAGGGGAAGATTAAGTTCGACCACAGTCACGGTGACGGTTATACACAGGTGAATACCTATCATATAGACAGCTGGTATGAGGGAGTCGCTAAGGCGTTCCTAACAGAACTTCTAGCCGCCATGAAGGGTACGAAGTGGTATGACAACAGTGACGCTATGACAGACTACTTTGACACTGCATACTATACAGACATTAACTTAGGGAAGTGGAATAAACCATATGAAGTTATTGCTTAAACTATTACTCTTGGCGGCAGCCTACCCTCTGGTACTGTTTGTCGCATGTGTAATCTTTTTTGGCATTTATTTGGCTTAATGCCTTGACTTTCTCTTGACAAGGTGGTATTATAGCTATGTAGAGTATGAGAATGAA